TTAGGGAGGGGGGTGGTTTGGTAATCCATTTTCGATCAAGATAAGAATCATAAATATTTCAAAAAATAATAAATTCAATTTTTTAATGAATGTACGGTAATGAAAAGTATATTGATAACCTAATGATATGTGTAAAGTAATAACTATCATAATTAAATATATATCAATGGCGTCTATTATATTACTATATAATACATTTTAGATATAATTATCGTAAAAGTATACCAAATTACTATTTCTTATCAAACCCTGCGCATCGGCAAGCAAAATTGTACAATAATATAAATATATATTATTTTAATTAAGTTTTATTAAATAATTTTGTTGATAGATGCGTTGCATTATATATTATTCCACATAATTCCACATAATTCTACATAAATCAATTTGACTTGTCATAAAATAATAAATAATTATTTTATATATAATATAATTAAACAGTAATTCCATTTGATATCTTGTTATACTAAAATCAAATAATGATAATCCATTTTACGAGCCATCAAACAGAATGTTGCTAAAAAGTGATAAATTATTTATTTCAATATAATGGTATAAAATTAAAAAATAATTAGGTTCTTATTATACTTTCCTTGCTATGCATTCATTGATTTTTTGTACTTATAATAACAAAACAAAGAATTCATAATATTTCATAATGAATTGATTACCAAAATTAAATCATATAATCTGTAAAAAAATTGCACTATTATATTTTTATAAAATTATAATAAGATAGCTAGACTAAAAATAAAAGAAAATTTTATAAGAAATAATTAAAATATAGATTTTATTGAAATTATTATCTTTAATTATAATATAATAATTCAATATGAATGGTGGAAATGCTGGATCGTTTAATAGACAAAGATATGATAATTGTGCATATCAGAAATCACTCTCAGAATCAGTTTCTCCTCTTGCATATAATTTAATGTTCTCAAAATTCGAAAATTGTAATAAATGCGTTGAAAACAATTTCTACGTTAAATACCAACCGGAAATCGTTGATACGGAAAGTGAATTACTAAATCTCACTAGACCACTATCTAAGTGTGATCAATTTCAATATTCACCTACATGCAAACGCTCTGGCCTTTGCACAAGTACTTTTGACAGAGCAAACCCAGTTGTTCTTGCACCTGAAGTTTGCCCTATTATTTACAATAACATTCCTCGTCAAACTTCAGTTGGATACACTCTTCCTACTGCTGATTTTTGCAGACAGTAAATTAAAAAATTGATTTAAACACAACATTATATTACATCACATATAATATAATCAAATCAAACAAAATGTCGAAATCAACATTACTACGCCGTTTAACTCATGAAGCAAGCGAAATGAAATCCAATCCTCCATCAAATTGCAGTGCTGGACCGGTTGGTGACGATATAAGAAAATGGGAAGGTACAATTATTGGACCGAAAGGATCACCATTTGAAAATGGTGTTTTTAATCTTAAAATTAATTTTCCAGCAAACTATCCTTTTTCCCCGCCGGATGTAAAATTTTCAACATCAGTTTATCATCCAAATATTAATAAATCCGGAAATATTTGTTTGGATATTCTTAAAGATCAATGGAGCCCGGCATTATCTATATCTACTGTATTATTATCTATTTGTTCTTTGTTAACCGATCCTAATCCAAACGATCCATTGGAACCGGAAGTTGCCAGAATCTATAAAGATAATAGACTACAATATGAAATGACAGCTAGAAATTGGACAGAAAAATATGCTAATGGTTCAAATAATTTAGGTGAACCAACGAATACAGAAGATGAAGAAGAAGATGATGGCAGTGATAGTGATGATTAATAATAATAAAATAAAATATTTTTTTTATTATTGATATGGTTTGTTAAAAAATAGGAATTTGTGTAATTTATTTGAGTATAATAATTAGTTTAATTATAAAATTATTTCTAATATATAATTATATTATAAATGTCAGAACCTAATAGAGGAGTTTTTTTTGGACATAGCTCAAGATTAATTTATGATGCACCAGCATATTCTGATCGCTTGTTAGAATCTACTTCACCATTGGCCTATAGATTAAATCCTAACCAAATAAACAACTGCAATTCTTGTCTTTCAACTTGGGGACCACGTGCATCACATAATGGTGTTGGTGTTAGTACATTAGTTGGCCAAACAACATCACCAGCACAAGATTTAGCTGATCTTGAATCAATTCTAACAAATCGCAATGTTCTAGCTAGCAAAACAAAAGCATCTGAGGTTAATGATATTGATGTAACTAAATTTAAATTACAACATGCAAGAGTATGCAATGATTTCCTTGCCCCTGTCTCAACCCTTTTAACTGATCCTACACAAAATTTTCGTGGTATGGCCATTAATAGATTTTATGATCTTGATAGAGATCGTCAACAAGTAATTTTCTATGACTTTTCAAGAAACACATCATTAGAAGCAAGAGATAATTATCAAGTACATTATAGAGCTCCTATTGAAGTTGATCATTCTCTTCCAGTAGAAATTAAAGGAATGAATATGCCATGTGCTTTTCCAGCTTATTCAGTTTGCCGTCAATAAAAAAATGATTATTTAATAATATATATAACAATTTCATATATATTATTAACAAAATGTTCAGTCTATTTGGATCGTCATTTACCACAGCACATTATTTAAGTAAAATTTACACAAATCCAGATTTTTCTAAATTCATTCAAAATTTTAATGAAGGAAAAACACCAATTGAAGTACTACATCAATTTATTATCAATGTTATAACATCGAATGTTGATCCAATTATAAAAAATGATCTTGATTCTGAGGCAGTTGCAAACTTATTTCAAAATGAAAATTTGTCAAATTTAGAAAAATCAAAAATTTTAATTGGTAAAATGATTAAAAAACATCTTCATAATATTAACACGCAAACATTATTTCCTCATTTAGTTATTTCTGTACCAGAAAATGAATTAAAGGAGAAACTTCTTGAAATTTCTTTGAAACTTGTAAATGAGATTCCAGATTTTGAAACAGTGACTTGTCCTACTGATGTTTACAGAATATCTATGATACATTTGACTAATATTATTACTGGATACATATTAGTTGTACTTGGAATCTTAAAAACACCATTGAATGAAAATAATTTTTTAAGTCAATGTTGTAATACTCTTAAAATATTTAACAAATATTATGATTACAAAGGAATTTTAAGTGAAAATAATGATACAACCTCGTCAGATGAAGATGATGACCCACCAAGAAAATTAAAAAGAGGAAGAGTAAATAAAGAATTACCTACATCGAGTGATGATACAAAGAAATCTAAAAAATAATTTTATTTATTTTAATGAATTATTATAAGGCCATTTAATAAAAATAATTTTGTAGTATGATATTATAGATGAAGACCATTCCATCAAATAAAATTAGAAGATCTCGATCATGTGGAAATAACATTTATGATAATGCTGTATATAACAAAACAATGAATGATATAAATAAAGAAACATGGAATCATTATGAATTATCACGGAATCCTGAAGTCACAGGTGTAATCCCTGCAAATTATAATCAAATGAAAGATGTTGCCCTAAGAAATAAAATATACAAAGAAGCATATACAAATGATGATGATTCTCAATTTTCTGATGATGCATCATTAAAATCAAGAAAATCATGTGATTCATTAAATTTAGAAAATGATCCAACTGCTTTTTTTAAAAAATCTAATATTTTGAGAGATTCAAGACTTCATGAAAAAAAATATGTTAATCAAACAAGAGAAGATGAAACTAATGGATTTTTAAGTCAATTTGAAGATTTATCATTTAATAATCCATCTGATCCAGTGTCAGCAAATAATGCATCAAATCAAACAGGCCAATATGGCCGACTTTCTAAAATAGAAACAGAAAGAAATTTAGCATTACAGGGCAAATATTCAAACTTCACTGAAAATAATGATATGACATATGGAATTGTTGATGAAAGAAATTTTATTCATAATAACATGGTTCCAAATTTTAAATCTGGGGCAGGTAAAGGATATAGTATTGACTCTGAGCCAACGAAACAATTAAGTGATTATAAACAAAGAAAAATGGAATTGTTTACAGGTAGTTCAAAGAGTTTAGATTACAGACCTAAAACAGAAAGAAGACCATTATTTAATCCAATGGTTGGATTAACAAATATTTATGGTATGCCAAACCAAACAGATTATTATGAATCAAGATATATTCCATCAAGAGAAAAAAGAAACGAATTACTTATGCAACCAGAAAGAGTTACACCAGGTCTTAATTTAGGATATAATGAAGTGTCAAAAGAAGGGTATAACAATGTCTTTCGAGCGCTTCCAAAAACAGTTGATGATCTACGTGCTGCAAATAAACCTAAAGTTTCATATGGTGGGGTTATTATTCCTGGTCAAAAAGGAGAAAAACGCCCAATAATTCCAAATGTTGCAAAAAATAAACAAATGAAATTTGTGGAACTAGATCCCCGAGATATGGTCAAATCATTAGGTTACTACCGGGCACCAACCACTTATGGAGGATATGATTTACCAATCTCAAATCGTCAACAAACATCATCTGAATGGTATGGACCAGCAAACACAGAAAATAGCCAATCAAAACCAGAAAGTATGATGGAAAAATATAGATTGCCATTTAAAGAAAATTTTCTTAGCGCAACACCAAGAAACGTTGCAGGTGCCAATTCGCAAACATATGCTTGGGATACAAATACAAATATTCCAGACCCAACACGCCGTGATTCAACACAAAACAATGGGTATATTAATCCTGCTGGACCGGAATATCATAAACCTTATGCTTTTGATCATATGAATAGTATTCCTGATCCAACAAGAAGAGACCAAACACAAAATATTTCCCAACTTAACCCAGCAGGAATGCAAAATAAGACTTATGCTTTTGACCATCTTAACAGTATTCCAGATCCAACACGAAGAGACCAAATACAAAGTGTCTCCCAACTTAACCCAGCAGGGATGCAAAATAGAACCTATGCTTTTGATCATATGAATAGTATTCCTGATCCAACAAGAAGAGACCAAACACAAAGTGTCTCCCAACTTAATCCGGCAGGAATGCAAAATAGAACCTATGCTTTTGATCATATGAATAGTATTCCTGATCCAACAAGAAGAGACCAAACACAAAGTGTCTCCCAACTTAATCCGGCGGGAATGCAAAATAAGACTTATGCTTTTGACCATCTTAACAGTATTCCTGATCCAACAAGAAGAGACCAAACACAAAGTACCTCCCAGCTTAATCCAGCAGGGATGCAAAATAAAACATATGCTTTTGACCATCTTAATAGTATTCCAGATCCAACACGAAGAGACCAAACACAGAATACTTCACAACTTAACCCAGCAGGAATGCAAAATAAGACTTATGCTTTTGATCATCTAAATAGTATTCCTGATCCAACAAGAAGAGACCAAACACAAAATATTTCCCAACTTAACCCAGCAGGAATGCAAAATAAGACTTATGCTTTTGACCATCTTAACAGTATTCCTGATCCAACACGAAGAGACCAAACACAGAATACTTCACAACTTAACCCTGCAGGGATGCAAAATAGAACCTATGCTTTTGATCATATAAATAGTATTCCTGATCCAACAAGAAGAGACCAAACACAGAATACTTCGCAACTTAACCCTGCAGGGATGCAAAATAGAACATATGCTTTTGATCATATGAATAGTATTCCAGATCCAACAAGAAGAGACCAAACACAGAATACTTCACAACTTAACCCTGCAGGGATGCAAAATAGAACCTATGCTTTTGATCATATGAATAGTATTCCAGATCCAACAAGAAGAGACCAAACACAGAATACATCACAACTTAATCCAGCAGGCATGAAAGATAAAACCTATGCCTTCGATTATTATAATAGTATTCCTGATCCAACAAGAAGAGACCAAACACAAAATAAAACATACCAAGGCCCATTGCAAATTCAAGATGGTGGTCAAACCAGAAGAAGAGCTGATATTGAAAATGCATTAATAAATAGTGGAAAAGAACAAATTGAAAAAGTTCGCGATGGTGGTGCTCCAACAACGTCTAATTATTCAGTTGCACCAACTATGGATTTTACAATGGTTCAATTATGTGAACCAATTCAAATTAACAGAGAAGTATTCGGAACAGCATATGGACAAAATCCATTGAATTGTGTACCCACAATGTATACAAGTAAATCACATCAATTGCCTAATGATGAATTCAGATTTAATACTCATGCTGTATTAAATTTGGCAGGTAATCCTTTTTTGAACGATAGTCAATTTAAGTCAGTAGACTACTAATTTAATCATTTTAATAAAATAATTAAAGTTGTGCTAGAAGAATGGCAACCACTGCACCAAGTAATTGTGCAATAATATATCCTGCTAAATCTTGGCTTGTCATTTGATCTTTCATAAAAGTCATGAATGATACGGCTGGGTTAAAATGACCGCCAGAAACAGAACCCATTAAAAGTATTGCCGCTAATAATCCAAGTGCTACAACATATTTATCACCACCAGATTTAAGAATAATTGTTAAAAAGACTGCTGTTCCAATGAATTCAGCTGCATATTTTACAAGACTCATTTTATATATACTTAATCTATATAAAAAAATTTTTCAATGTGATTTTAATAATGTTGAATTTTGAATAATTTTCTGTATATCATCTCTTTCAAGAAAATCATTAACATCTGTTTTAACAATTTTATCATAGTTTTCATAGAGTTGTGTTGTTATATATTTATATGCTTCCACTAAATGCTCCCTTTTTTTTGCCCCAGTAATAATTATTGATCCGCTTTCAAAAACAAAAATTGAAATAATGTCTTTGTCATCATAATTATATTTAATTATAGTTCCCGCATGTATACTTGGTTCAAATGTATTTTTAACCCCTTTTGTAGTTAGGATTTCATGTAATTTTTTTCTATTCACCAAAAAACCAATATCAAAATCACTATTAATCATTCTAATTCTAACATTGTAAATGTTGTCTACATTAACTTTATCATAATTTGATATGAAGTTTTTTGGTATTATTTTCTTAGAAATTTTATCATAAACAGCCTTTTTCCTTTTCAATGCATCGCATAAAATTTTCATTGATGTTGTAAAATTTTCATAACTTTTACATCCAGTCATTTGAATTGCACCATTTTTGAAAACTTTAATATTTACTCTTCTATTTGAATCAACATCAATAATTACAGTGGCTTGATTGTAAAAATTTTTTCTATTTTTTTTAGTTGTTTTCTTTTTCTTTTTTAATTTAATTAATGATCTAACAATACTATTGTTTGGACCATATTTGACACACACAACTTGACCATAAGCCAAAGCCATGTATTTGCCAACATTCTGAATATCAATCAGAGTATCAAGATTACACGTAATTGTCATTGTTGAAATGTTTAAATCGTCTGGTAATTTTTCTAGATTAAAACCGTTTTTTGAATTGAATTTTGTTGTGATAACATGACTTTGATTTTTCTTCAAATCGACATACGTTCCCGATTGTATCATGAATAATACTAAAGAAGATATTTATTTAAGCTGTTTATATATATAAATCAATTTTTTATATAGTTTTTTATTTCTTTATGTATTATATATGAGTAAAACTGACAAAGATATTTTTTTGAAATCATCAACAAAAGATGATATTAATGTAAGTTCTTCACTTTTTACAACAACGACACCATCTAAATTCATGAATATAATTCCTGATACGAGTGATAGTGCATATATAACAAAAAATATGATTAAATTGCATAAAAAAATTCTTGATTCAGAATTAATTCCTGAAATAAGCCAACAAAGTACACAATATGGCGGAAGAAGCTCAACAATTGAAACTGCTGATCTTCCTATAAATTATTCCGAATCATCATTTACTGATTCATCAGCATTAAGATCAGCAATGAGATATGCATATCAAGATTTAATTCCAGATGCAAATTTTTCACAAACATCAGATTCAAATACATCATCTTCCCAAACACCATCATCTTCACAAACACCATCATCTTCGTCGTCATCTTCTTCACAATCAACAGAAACTCCGCCAAAAAGAACTCAAAGAAGAGTTTCAATAAAACAAACACCAAGAAAAAAAATATCTAAAAAACAAACTCCTAAAAAACCTACTAAAAAACCCATTCATAAAAAGAAAGCATCAAAAAAATGAGTTTAATTCAGTTATAATTATTTATATTTATTATTATATGAATATTTGTAGTGTAGACAATATAAATATTTTGGCATGGGATGTTGGTATTAAACATTTAGCATTATGTCATATAAAAAAACATATTAAAACTAACAAATTTACCATCGAACAATGGATAAATATTGATTTAACTGATAACCAAAATTTTAAATGTGGAGAACATAAAAAGAATAATGAAATATGTGGCGCATCTGCAAAATATTTAACAGAAAGAGATAAAATTACAAAATATTATTGTAAAACTCATATGGTTAATTCTGATTTTGATATTGAAGAATTTGAAAAAAAATGTGTAAATGATTGTCAGGATTCATCATCGAAATGTATGTTTATTAAAAATACAAAAAAAGAGTGTAGTACAAAAGCAAAATGTATGATAGATAATGTACCATATTGTACAATTCATAAAAAATCAATTTTAAACCAAAAAATAAAAAATATTTCAATCAAACCATTAAAAAAATCAAGTTGTATGAATACTGACCCCCAAATATTATGTAATGCACTTTATAAAAAATTGGATGAATTAACTTTTTTAAAAGACATTAATGAAGTATATATTGAGAACCAACCAGCTTTTAAAAATCCAACAATGAAGACAGTATCAACTATGCTATTCTCATATTTTGTATATTTATCTTTAAAAAATAAATTAGATATGAAAGTAAAATTTGTTTCACCAACTTATAAAATTGCATTAACAAAAGACCTTGAAACATTTGCCAATCAATATATCAGCGATCATGATAAAATAAAAAAAGAACAATGCAAATGTAGAATATGCAAATTAAATGACAATCTTAAAAATAATAAAGAAAAATTGTCATATGATGCAATAAAAGAATTAGGTATAGTTTATACCAAAAAAATATTACAAGATAATAATATGATAGATAAATTTAAATTACTAGAAAATTGTGATAAAAAAGATGATCTTTGTGATGCTTTTTTACATGGATATAGAAAACTTTAACTTTATTTAACTTTATTTAACTCCAAAAGTTTCAAATAAATTATTCTTTGTATTTGGTAAAGGTTTTGTTCTTTTAATACTTGTTCTTTTATTAATATCTGCTAAACTAAGACTAATTTTTGAAGTATCAATATATCCCTCTTCTATTAATGGTACAATTGAAGTCATTGGTGGCATAATAAATCTATAATCTTTAATATATTTATTGCAGTTTTTTCTAAAATCTTCATATTTCAAAACTCCACCAAATTTTTCAAAAACCTCTCTTGGTGGTGCCATTAAAATATTACATTCCTCCTTATAAATAATGCCATACAATTTTTTTAATAAACTATATCTGTTCCAAACAGACGAATCATTGATGTTTAAATTATAACTACATGCACAGTTAAAAGTACAAAAACATCCAAAGACATAAAAAGTATTATTGGTATAATTTTCCGGTAAGAAACATGGTGGATTATCAAAATTATATGAACACCACCAACAGGCTATATTTGTTTTTTCAACAATTATAGGTATTCCTGTTTTTGAATTAATTAAATTAATATCCATCTTTGTAACTTTTTTATTATTTGTTCCAGAAACTAAACTATCATTAATCATTGATTTATATTCATCTAATTCTTTTGATAATTGATTAATACATTTTTCTTGCTCTTTTATTTTCTCTTTCAAATCAAAAACATAGGCATCATTAACTTCATAACTGGAATTACTACTTGACTCACTTTGAATATCATTAATTGTAAATATATTCTGATTTTGTGTATTATCAGATATTGATTCTTTTTTCTCATTATTCGGAATATCTTTGATATCTTTCAATGATATTGGTAAATGCAAAATAATTTCATCATGTGTTTCTTCTTTTTTATTACTTGTCTCTTTTGATGTGGCTGATTTATTTTGTATGGTGATAATTTGATTTTTTCTAGGTCTTCCTCTTCCACGTTTTGATGACTTCATTATGTTATATTTAGTTTAAATAATAATTATTTCTTTATATAGAATTTTTTATCTATAATATTAAATATAATGAATTTTAGTAAAACTGAATTAGAAATTTTACTTGGTATCGTAGATTCACATCTCAACCAATATGGTGGTATGCGTCAAATTCAATATAATGATCTCAAAAATTTAAGTGATCAAGAATTACTTGTTGTTGGAAAAATGAAAATAAAGTACGGTAATGATTATTTAAATCAACTTAATATCATTCAAAATAAATATAATGCCCATATTGGTGGTGCATCCTGGTTAAAGAAAACAACTGGTGTTAGCGCAAAACCTTTAAAATCAGCACTAGGACAATTAGGTCAAGCTGCACTAGCCACCGGAGTTGCTATTGGTACAGCTAAATTAGCACAAGCAAGTGGGCAGCCTACCCAACCTATCCAACCTATCCAACCTATCCAACCTACTCAACCTACTCAACCTATCCAACCAATATCTCAAGATCTCCAAATTAAAATAAAATCTTTAGAAGAAGAAAATTCAAAATTAAAGGATGAAAATCAAAGATTAAAAGTTGAAAATGAAATTCTTAAAAATTTACATCAAAAACCAGTACAAAGTGGCGGTGGAACATCACATAAAGTAATTATTGAAAATACTTTATACACAATTGATAGTCTGACTGACTAAAATAAATTATTTTGTATTTATTTTAATAGATGGTTTTTTACGACTTTTTCCTGTTTTACTACTAGCTTTACTACTCGCTTTACTTAATTTGCTGCTTGAACTAGTTTTACTTGATTTTTCACTAACTCTACTTTGAGTATCAAAACCTTTATTTAATAAATTGTCAATTTCCGGATCAATGCTAACATTATCTTTGTTACTATTATTAGACGTCATAATTGTACCTGATCCCATTTTTGATGATAGATTGTATTCAAATTGTTTTGTTATGGGCTTTATAACTTGTGCTTGACCATATTTACTTCTTAAACTTGTTGGTATGGATGGCATTTCCATAGTTGGTTGAGAAGGCTGAGAAGGCTGAGAAGGTTGAGAAGGTTGAGAAGGTTGAGAAAGTTGAGAAGGTTGAGAAGGTTGAACATTTTGGTGTTTTGGTATTTCATTATCTTGATATGGTTTTGTTTTTTTAGTTGAATTATTACTGTACATTGATCTTGTATCCGATCGCTGATTCACAAGTTGTTTTTGTAATTCTTCTAATTGTTTCTGTTTACTTAATAGTTGCTGTTGCATAATTTGTTGTTGCATCATTTGTTGTTGTAAAAATTGTTGCTGTGCTAATTGTTGTTGCATTAGTTGTTGATTTTCATCAGTCTGCATTTTGGATTGTGCTTGTTTATATTCCATTTCTTTTTGTTTTAACATTTGAAGATCTTCTGCTCTTTTCATTGCATTTTGATGTTGTTCGACTGATTTTTTTTCGAATGCTTCTTTTTGTTTTTCAAATCTTTCTTTTACTTTTTCTGAAACTGATTGCTCATTTAATTTTTTAGCTAATGCTGGATTTTGTTTTAATGCTTCACTAAGGGTTGGAATTTTACCAAGAGCTGCATTAGCTATATGAAATTTAACTGCGCTACCGCCAACCATAAACATTAATTTCAATTCAGGTGGAATTGGTTTTCCAGATTTAAACCATTTTTCATATAATTCACCTAAAACATCATAATAATCATCAATATCGTCATTCATTTGTTCTGACCATCCTTTCAATTTAAATTCAAAAGGATTGAAATTTTCATTTGCTAATTCAAGACCCCAACATGCATTCAACATAAAATTACCTAACCATTTAGTACCATTGTGTTTATCTCTAATACTTCTATGTAAATCGTTTTCATATTTCATAGCCTTATATTCTGATTTCATGCTATAATTTTGAGACAATATAACACCATGTTGAGTTAATTCTCCAAGTTGACGTAGCATATTTAGTTTATTAATGTTCAATTCTTCCTCTGAACCAAAACCTTCATACATATCACCACTGTCTTGGTTCACTGCATATGATTCTCCATCACCATAAGATGGCCCGTATGCGCTTGGCTTTGGCGCTTGTTCATATGAATAACTATTATATGGTACTTCTTTAGTTGCATTGTTTTCTTTTGAAACATAATCATTGATTGTTTCTGTATTCTGTTTTGATTTGTCTGTTTCTGTTTTTGTATATTTTGAATAATTATTGTCCGGAACTGGTGTTGGTGGTTTCTCAAATAATTGAAGATTTTCTTTTCCAACTAATTTATCAGGATTAGCCATATATTGAAAAAGCATATCAGTTTCTGTTGTTTTATAGTTATCTAAATTCTTCATAATTTCATCCATAACATTTTTATCGGCATCTGTCATCTTAGATCCTGGATTCCCAATACCATCATAACCATTTTCTTTTGATTTTTCCCTTAACTGATCATAACTTACACTATTGTTAAAGAGGTTAACTTTTTGATTTCCTGATCCATTAGAAACATCATTTTTGACAACAGAATTATAATCTTTATTCATAATATTATTATGAACAAAGAAAGTTATTTTTAAATAATAACGCATGAATCTATATATTTTATTTTAATTTATTTTTAATTTTTCTTTTATTTTTATATCTGTCTTTATTTTTATTTTTTGCTATCTGCGTTTTAAGAGATTCGAGATATGCAAAATTTTTTTTTGTTTCATCAAATGTCAATGAATCTGTTATAATAACAAAAACTAATGCAACAATTAATGCAATATATGGTGATTTTTCAAATGTGTATATTAGCAGCAATGATAAAAATAAAATCTTAAACAATGTATTTTTAAATATTTTTTTAATGTATAATGGTATTTCTATTTTTACAAAAAGGAGAACAATGAATACAATAATAATAAGTACAGTCAAATTATTATTCTGCATGTATATTACTACATATAACATATTTTATGCAAAATTAAACCCAAATAATTTTTATCGAACAATATTATAATGATATATTGCGGTATAAATGAAGCATTTAATTGTTCACAAATACCAAAATCAGAACCAAATAATAATTCAGAAACCTTTGACAACTATAGTAATGTTAGTATAAATAATAATAATAAATGTGATATCACAGATGATAATATTTTTCCTGCCTTTTTTACGGCCCAAGGTGATTATAGTTTACAAGGTCCATATAAAAATAAAAATAATGGTACAACAGTTGGCCAATTAAGAGACGAAAATAAAATAACTGACAGCGACAGTTTTTCATTACTTGATAGTGAGTTTTCTAATGACTCATTATTTGATCCAAGTATATTAAAAATGAAAAATCAGAAAAAAAAGAAAATATCGCATGAATATTATATTGATAAAATGGTTAAAAGTCTATTAGAAGACAATGATTCAAATCCATCAATTGTAAGTTCTCAAAATAATCGTGTTTATAATCATGTTAAATCATGTAAATTTTGCAAAGCAAAAATAAATGAAAAAATGAAAAAACATTTTAAGAATGAACAGCCAAAAGAATTAATAATCCCTAGTAAAAAAGAAACTTTTGATGTAATAAATTTAGATCTTGGATATGATCTAAAAGAAATAATAATAATTATATTAGCAGGGATAATTTTAGTTTTTATTTTAGATTTACTAGTTAAAATTGGAAAAAGAATGAAGTAATTTATGTATACTTTATCATTTATCAACAAAATAATCTATTTGAAGATTATTATTTTTTAATATTAGATCATCACATTCTTTACCTAAACAAAAATAAGGTGTGATGTATTTTAATATATCGTCAATAAGTATACCACTGTCTATCAATAATGATATTTCCATAATTTTATTATTATAAATAGTTATTTTTTCAATTTCATCTAAACTTAATTTTTTCATTTTCTTAATATCAATTTTACTACAATAACCATCAATATATTCTCTAATATAGTTTAGTAAGGGAATCAAAATATATTCTTTTATTTTGATACCTTTATAATCGTGTCTCCAAATTGATTTTTTACTGGCCAGTAATTCTGAAATAATATATGTTAGTCTTGAAGTATCTGATGACCACATAGATTGTTCGGCTGGATTATCTTTCTTATAACTCTTAATAATGAAATCACCAAGATATTTATGAAGACTATTTTTATCATAATTTTCAATAAGTATATCCATTAAATTTTTATTATCATATTGTAATTTTGAATAATCATTAAGATATTGTAATCCTGGTGCATTCGGATATTTTTTTTGTACATATGTTTTCACAGATAAATTATATGTTGTGTTATTATTGACTGTATTATTTGTTGTATTACTGACTGTATTATTTGGAATTTTTTGTTGAACATTTATTTGCATCATTTGTGCAAGTATATTGATCTGTTCACTCAAAAAATTAAATTGAGTTTGTAAATAACTGTTGTCTATTTTATTATCACATTGTTCTATCAATGATTTAAGATTATGATCATCATCATTTAAAGTGATTTTATCTTGGTCAGTAATGATGACATTATTTTGTAATAAGGTACACACATTTTGGCGATGTCGATGTAAACTTTGTCGACTTGAATATGACTTATTGCACGACATACATACATATTTTGATTTATTATGTTTGTCATCCTTAATGATGACGTTTGACGAGTTAGGATGACGCTTCGACTTCAAATGTCTGTTATAATTACTTTTATCGTTGGTTTCATATTGACACCCAGAACATTTAAATTTCATTAAATCTATATATAATTATTCAGATATTTTATTTTTTATATAAAATCCATATTTCTCTGACTCCAATTAATGACTGACTAGAAAGATGACGCTATAATGACTGTTATACTTTTTTCATATATCGATATCTGATATACTTTTTAAAAACATGATTTTTTTGGAAATTTTTCCAATGTTCAATTCATAAAAAAATATTTCTACACCATATACACTTTTCACGCATATGATGGTCTCAAAATTAATGAATTTTTTAAAGTTTCTGTAGTTTTAAAATTTTCAACACAAACTTTGTGTTGAAAAATGAAAAAAAAATTTTCAAACAAAAATTTTAGAAATTTTGAATAGAAATATTTAAAATTCGTAGAAGAATTATTCATTTATACTTTTTCCATATATTACATCCGTTTCAGGATTTATTTGGAATCCTTCGACATTTGAGATTGCTCAAGTTCATGACTTGACGTCTAGTTTTTCGAATAAGTGATTCTTTTTGATTATTTAGTGAGCTTTTTGTTGATAATATTTTGACTTTGATTTTCGGTTGATGTTTAAGTTTATTTTTACCTGAAATAATTTCTAGTACTGTATCTGATATTGTTTTTGTGTTTTTGATTTGAGATTTTTCTTTGATTTATCGGACTCGGTTAATTGTTTTGAATTTAATTTTCCTGGTTTTTCTGCTGTGTTATTTGCTGTGAATGTCGTTGAAAAATGTATAATTGTGCACTCTGGCATGTTAACAGTCGGCTCTAGAGATGATACTTTCCTAGAGTTACTAACATTAGTTTATAATAATACAATTTGTATTATTCCAAATGAATCCAGGAATGGGTGTAATTTTGAAAGCATATACCTCACGCGACTTTATAACAACATATTTCATCTTTGTTGAATTTTATTGTATAACAAAGCGAGATATTGTTGGTATATTTCCGCGTAAATCATCTATATTATTTGTTTTAGATGAATTTGCGCAGATATCTAACAACATGGATGTATTATATTAAATAAACATTAAATACAGTATCGTATAATAAATCCGTGTTGTTATGCAGCTGCGAACAGTAGTAAAATGAATAATTTTTATTTATTATGTATATTGCAAAATTATTTTAATGATTTGATTATTGTGTCATGCATGAGTATGCAAAACAAAATAATAATAAAAAAATGCCAAACTAAATATCAATATTAAGAATCAATTTTGATGATCGATGCAAGGGATTATGTATTATTACTTTCACATAGATTAATCCATGTAATATAAATGGAACATTCATTTAATATCATTGTTTCTATATTCATTTTTTTTAATTTTTCTGAAATATAAAATAAACAGTCAATCGGTTTATATTCAAATGAGCCATAAACAGCTTCTGGAACTTCATAAACTAATTCAACTTTATTAAGATTATTAGCTAAATTAATTTTATTAAGACATAAATTAAATACTTTTTCATATTGCTCAATTACCTTCATTTTTCTTTCTTCTCTTAATTTTGTTAGTCTTTCCAAATTAAAATTTATTTTCTTTTGTTTTTTTTCTGTTATACTATACAAACTATGGACATCAAGTGGTCGATAATTATTTTGGTTTACTTTTCCTGGAAATAAATTACTTATATTAATCTTATCCATAATTCAACTAAGTTTATATTATAGAAAAAGAATATAAATTTAGATTATAACTGAACTTATGACTGATAATGTTAAATATAAGAAAAATCTTGTTTTAAGTGGAGGTGGTGTTAAAGGAATTGCCCATGTTGGTGCGTTATTTGGTTTGCAAACATTAAATCTATTGGATAAAATAACTACTTTTTCTGTTGCATCTGTTGGAGCCATTGTTGCATCATTGTATATCATTGGTTACACGCCAGCTGAATTATATGATTTTGTTAAGCTTTTTGATTTTCAAAAGCTCAAGAATATTGATATTAATAATATTTCAAATTATGGGTTGGATAATGGTGAGAAATTAAACTATGTAATAAAAAGGTTAATTAAAAATAAGTGTCAAAATGAAAATATAACATTAAAAGAAATATATGAAACATATAATAAAAAGATAATTTATTCAGTTGTATGTATCAATGATATGAATGTATATTATCTATCTTACGAAACTGATCCAGAAATTGAATTATATAAAGTCATAAGGATGTCATCATCAATACCACTTTATTTTTGTCCCGTTCTTTATAATGGAAAATATTATATTGATGGGGGTGCTTGGGATAATTATCCAATGTGTTGTTTTGAAAATCAGTTAGATGAAACTATTGGATTATTCTTATATGGAGGAAAAGTAACTGTCAAAGATATAGAAGACACTGAGACTTATTTATTACAAATTATGAGATGTCTTTATTATAGTTTTACAATGCAAGCTAGAAAAGGATATGAAAAGAATACTATTAATATCCATTTAGAACATGTAAGTGTGCTTGAGTTTGAAATTACTCAAGAAATGAAGGATATATTATTCATTATTGGTTTTCAATCAGTTTTAGAACAAAAAGATAAATTATTTTAAGGTTTATCATTCTTTCTCATTTCAAGAAGTCGATTATATCTAGTTTTAATATCTTCATCATCATCCCATTGAATAGTATTAGCATTATTAATACCCAATCCACTAAATATACCATAACCACCACATGTTGGATCATTATCATAATCTTTCATATCTCGGTCATCAAGACGTTTTGTTTCAATATCTCTTTCTCTAATTTTTTCATCTAATGATTTTAAATATTCTTTGTCTTTATAATTATGTTTTTTAGTGTAATCAGCAGAAGATAATTTATTAAATTCATCTTTTGTTAATTTTTTCTTTTTGGTTGGATCTAATTTAACAGAACTATATTGACCAGATCCATATTCTTCTTCATCACGATAAAGGGATTCGTAATTGTCAATGCTCCCAAAATTTCCACCAAAGCCATCAACAACATTCCATGCTGATGGATTCCCAGAATGTTGAATTAATTCGTCATGACCCTTATGAAGAGCATCAAAAGCTGCATTAAATTTAGCTAAATCAAACATACCACCTTCAAAAAGATCATCTTTTATATTTTCAATATCATCTTGTTCCCTTGTTAATTCTAAATCACGTAATTTTCTTGTTGTGTCTTTCTGAGATATTTTATCTTCGGCAGATGAATCTCGGGTGTAACCATGTTTCCTATCCATTTCTTCAAAAGCCTTTTTGAAATTAATTTTACTTTCATCTTGCGTTTTTTTATTTGATTCCTTTTTAAACTCATTTTCCATTGCTTTATAATATGTACTTGCTTTGTTCTTCAAATCAAAATGGGAGTTATCAACTTGTTTTGATAAAGCATAAATTTCATCATATTCTTTTCTTGTTTTAGGATTAACTAAAATATTATAAGCATGTGTGACTAATTCAAACATTTCAGCATCGCCATCAGGCTTATCTGGATGAAATTTTTTAACTAAATTTCTATATGCATTTTTAATTTCTTTAGTGTCACAATCTTGTTGAACATCAAGAACATCATATAAGTTTACAGTTGACATAATATATATAATATTTCTATCTATTTTTTTAAGTATTATTCAAACGAAATAAATTTATCTATATTATGTATAATGGAGAGTAGGTATATTGCATGTATGATATTGCATGCCGTTGGTGATACTGTTGGATATAAGAATTCCGAATGGGAATTTAAGGGTGGAAGCTATGAAAATCTAGAAAAATTGTATGAATTTATTTATTTAGGAGGTATTAATCATATTTCATTAAAGGGATGGCGTGTATCAGATGATACTTTAATGCATTTACAAACAGCTGATGCAATTTTAAAAGAATTTTCAAGCTTAAATACATTTGGAAATAATTTAAAAGAAAATTTTCTTGAAGCTAATGATCAGTTTTATAAAGAAGGTCTTACACATAGACATCCAGGTATCTCAACATTAAATTCATTGAAACAACTTAAAGATGGCGCAAGCTGGTCTGATATTCCATATGACATAGAATCTGGTGGTTCTGGAGCTTCAATGAGATCTTTATGTTTTGGATTAGCTTTTTATGGCCCTGAAAATAGAGATAAATTGATACAATTTTCTATAGAGTCTGGAAGAATAACAAATAATTCAGCGGTTGGCTATCTTGGTGGATTAGCATCTGCTTTATTCACCGCATTAGCGATTGAAGGAATATCAATCAATGAATGGCCATTTATATTAATGGATTTATTTAAATCTGGAAAAATAAGCAAATATATCAAAACTGCCGGAAGGGATATTCATGAATTTGAAAAAGATCATCATGTTTTTGTTGATAAATGGCATAGATATATTGAAGATAAATTTGATGATGATCATAATCCAATTAAAAGAAAATCTACAAGACATTTAATGAATAGAAACAAATATTATATGGATACATTTGCATATCGATGGTTAGTGAAAGAAGCTGCATTTAGTCAACCAATTGAAGAAAAATCAGGTCATATTGGATCTGGGGGTGATGATTCAGTTATTATTGCTTATGATTGTTTGATTGATGCGGGAGAGAATTGGGAGAAATTAGTTATTTATTCTATGTTACATAATGGTGATACAGATACTACAGGATCAATTGCTGCTGGTTTATATGGAGTATTACATGGATTCAAAGATGTTCCAAAGAACTTCTTGGAAAATTTAGAATATAAAGAAATTATAACAGGGGTAGCGAAAAAATTATTTAAAAAATTTGCTTAATTTTCATTCACAAACTCTACTAGTTTTTGCATGGTTCTCTCTTTATCAAAAGCAACCTCTGGTTTTCCATCCCTATATAGGACAACGCTTGGGAATCCACGAATACCTTTTTGTGAACATGTATTCTCATTACCATCTTCACATTTCATTCTAGTAACTTTGATATTTGGTAAATTATCTTTGGCATACAATTCAAATTTTTCCCATTCAGGAAGAAATGACCTTGAAAATCCACACCACATTGCATAATAAAGTACTATTTCGCCTTTTCCATTTTGGGAATCTTTATCGGATGTGAAGGGTTCCTTTTTTTTCTCACCAACAACTGGTGCGTTTATTTGGGTAACTAAACTTGATGAATTTTTTGACCAAAAATAATAAAGTAATAAACCAATTAAAATAATAATTATTGAAACGGCCAAGTATGTATAGTTAATTCTTTTGAGTAGTTCACTCCAGGCTTGCATAATATATAATTATTCTTTAGAAAAATAATTTTATTATAAGAAATAATTAAATTAAATTTTTTTCTATAAATAATAATATATACTTTACACAATGAGTTTACTTGATGAATTTAAGTGGTTATTTACTGACAGTGATACTGACATTCGCGGAAATCTAGCTGCCAAAGTACTGATTGACAAGTCAGAATCCAAAAATTGGTTAAATGCCGTTAATTATGAAGATTCCAGCAAACAAGGAGAACGTGATGACGATGTTCATCATGAAATTACTCAATTCGTTGTTGACACAGCTTTATTTCATAAATTATTGGATGATAGCCAGTCTCTTGACGTAAATAAGAAACAACAAAAAGTGTATGAAAAAGTTTATGCTCGATGGAATAGTTTATCTGATAATGCTAAAGCATTTTATACCAAATATATGGATCTGCTGAAAAAAGATCAAACTGGAACTTGGGTAAAGGCCGATGAGAGTGATTATTCTCGAGCCGGATCTGATAAAACAAATTTTCGTCTTAATCTTAAAAAAGATACTAAAAATGGTAAAGTATTGCTTGGATTAAATTTACCTCTAATCTTGCTTAATCAATCCCGAAATATTTGGTATGAAGATAATACCAATGTTTTACGATCAGCTCCAGCAGCCGGAAATCAAAATTTCCTGAGAGATACTTACAATAATATTCTAACTAGACCAATTAATGCGTTAAATGTTAATACAACACGCAGTACACAAACCCATTTCAGCATCAATACTGATAAACTTGTTACACGTCGCCTATTTGGCATTTCTGAAGCTGACGTCGTTGAAGGAGAACTTGAACTAACAGATGATGATGCTCTTGTAAATCTTGTTGGTCGTGATGTCGTCAAACGTGATACAAATGGACTTTATGTTGATATGAATGGAACCAAAGCCTATCTTAATGCTACTGATGCTGAAACTCGAAATCGTTTACAGTCCGCACATAACTGTTATGGTACCGGGGTTAATAAAGGGAATAACACTAACGGGAATGTTGAATGTAAGAGATTTATTTTTGAATGCTTACTTTCCCAAGATGCATCATCTCTTGACACATGTCTTCGTGATCTTATGACGCAAAAAGATTTCTTTAAGGTTGCTGTTGAAGATATCAAAAACATCCATCCAGTGCTTGCTCTTCGTATTCTCCAACAATTCGGATTTCGCAAATACCAAGTTCATGACAGCACAGCAGGAATGCAACTATGGAAAGTTGAAAGTGTTAACCATTGGCTTGAAAATTACATGACCAAAAAATTTACTTCACAAGATGTCAGTGATATGATCAAACAAAATGATCAATATCATTTACTTTCATATCTCAAACTTGTTTCTCAATATGTCAATGCCAATCCCGCCATTCTTAATAAACACTATTCTGGTACAAGTGATGAAGCCGTCGGCAGACTTGAAATTTCTGCCCTTGGAAAGGCTCTTGGTCTTTCATTTGAAGTTCCTCGCGACCCTGCTAACCGCACTCGTGCAGACTATGCAAGACTATCATCCAACCTTAGACTTATGCGCACATCCCGCATGCCAGTTTTTGTTGCTGGTACTGGCCGCCGATTCCTCACAACACCCTGGGGATCAAGTATGACACCCGGTGTCAGTATGCTTGTTCAACGTGGTGGTGGAAATTGCAACCAAAAAGATATCCATATTCAAGGCCAACTTGGAGCTACACAACTTGAAGGTTTTGTAAATTTAGCACTCAAGAATCTCGAACGTCATGGTAAGAAACTTAACCAAAAAGATGAAGAACGAATTCGTATGTGGGTTCAAAAGAGTAGAGAAATTGAAAAAGAACTCATTCGAACTCTATGCTATCTTGATGAATACAATAGTCTTCTAGATGTTCTTGGTGACTACAGCAGTGCACGCCTCAGCCAAGCCAATCTTCAACGTATTGTTGATCGTCAAAATGTCCTTCTTGGTAAACAAGGAAGCACTGATGAGCAAGTTATGAATATGCTATCTAAACTTGTTGATCTAGTTGATGATGAGGCAGTAGCCCCCATGGCTCAAGTCAAAGCATCTGATGCTCTTGCCAACTAAATTATATATTTCTAATTATTTTAATAAAATAATTAGTTATTTTGATAATCCAGTGCAAACATAATTCCAGAAACACCATTGGCAATTCTAAATATATTATACACAATACCATAAATTCTTATAAATGATGAATTAAAATTAATTTTAGGATTAATACTTACTCTTAAATTAACATTTTCAATTTCACTTAAATTTGCTGTCCCAGATGGCTGATGATTTTCAGGATGTAATGCAAAAGAATAAACATTGATTCCTTCAGATGGCGCATGACTGTGATTTTGATAAACTTGAATATCAGTGAAATATTTACTGTTTCTCATTGATAATCTTTCATGGCCATTATATAAAATTGTTTCTTTTTTTATCATATTCTTCCCTAAATAATTACCATCTTTATTTGTTATAATACTATCCGTATAATTAAATGTTTGATTTAATTGTTGTGCTCTTCTTAATTGTGTTACCCATAGTAATTCTTTACATGGATTAGTAAATCCAACCATAAAGGATTGATGTAAGCCACTAACAGATGTTTCACCATTATAAATTAATTGTTCAATTAAGTACTCATGTCTGGCTTTTAAGAATCTCAATCTCTCATCATCATCTAGAAATGCATATTCAACTAACAAAAAACTCTTTTTAATTGAAACAGAATTACAATCAAAATTCCTATTTTTATAAATCTTTTCAATTGCATCATGTGTCGGCGTTGCTGTAAATTTTGATTTTACTCCTATAATATCATATTTAGATGTAAATGCATTTTCTGATATTTTATTATAATATAATTTTCTTTCTAAAATATCAAAGTGAACAAACTGTCCAACTATTTCATGATTATGTTGCGATTGTTTAATATATTCGTAAGGTTTAAAATTTACAAATGCATTTTCAACTTCAATATAGTTTGTTGGTGATAAAAGATAACATTTATCAAATTCATTTAATTCAACAGTTATTTTAACATTATTATATTGTAGACTCACAATTGGCAAAGCTAATCCGGCAATCCTATTAAACCAAAATCTTAATGGAATCATTAATCTATATGATTTCTTACCACTGGTATAATCTGTCAGCTCTTTTATATTTCCAAGAATTTTATCTAAATTAACTTTATCAGATATTGTTAATTCATGCCAAATATTTAACCAATCACCATATTGTCTATCTATCAATTCCCCACCTATTTCTACTTCGACTGTTTTAATTATTGCATATCCAATTCTCCTAACCCAAGCAAATTTAGTTAAAATATCATTATTATTCCCATTTCTAAAGATTGGGATTGATGGCAAATCAATAACTAATTGGATATTCCTTATTAAATCTCCATTTCTTGATATGACACTAGATACTCTTTTTCCAAAATCTAGATGATGTAAAAAATTCTGTGGTATGACTTCTAATGTAAAATTAGTGTGTCTTCTATATACAATCTTAAAGAATGTTATTTGTGGATCATTTGTTAAAAATATATCTTGTTTTGAATATGCCACTAACTGTATTAATCCACCAGCCATTATTATTATTACTTCATAAAATTAATTTGCCCAAACAAGCCCAGACAATCCACTAAAAATTCTTAATAAATTATTTGTTAAAGCATATATTGGCCATCTAAATGTCACTCGATTATCAATATTATTGTTTAATTTAATATGAATTCCAACTTCCTCAATTTGAGATAAATTTGCAGTACCTGTTGGTTGTACTGTTTCTGGATCCAAACAAAAATTATAAACATTTATACCTTTAGATGGGCTACTATAATGTCTTTCGTATGGTTGAACTTGATTATAAAAAATTCCATCTTTATAATGTTCTCTGTCTCGTATATTAAAAGTGATTTTTGCAGCTCCAACAGGATTTTCATTTTTGTAATCATATTTATGCCATTTCTTTTTTTTAATATAATTTAGATCTTGCAACATCCAAAAAAATTCTTTACATGGGTTTTTAAATCTTGTTATTGTATGGATATCATTATTATCTCCATTAATTTGTAATTCTCCATTAAATTGTATTACATCAATTAAATATTCTAATTTTGATTTTGAAATCTTATTTCTTTCCTCATTTTCAACATATATATATTCAGCCATCACACTACAATTTAGTTTAGGTTTTTTTCTAAATATAACATGATCTTCATGATAGCATAATTCCTCAAATGATTTTAAATTAACATACATTCTTATGTCTGAGTTATGTAAAGCAACTAATGGTAATGATAATCCAACGTTTCTACAAAACCAAAAATTTAATGGAATTATTAATTCATATTCTTCTTTTGGTCTATTATTATATCTTGTTAATTCCGGAATATTTCCAATTAATCTATTATAACCTTTTTCTTTTTTAACTCTTTTAGTCAACTCATGCCATATTTCCATCCATTCACCATATTGTTTATCAATTATTTGATCATCTATTTTAAACCAAATATTGTTAATTATGTAATGGCCAATTTTCTTGATCCATGCAAATTTTGCGTGTCCATGGATATTTAAACTTCTATTAATAATAGTTTTCAATCCCACAATTTCACTATTTCCAATTAAATTATTTAATAATATTTCATCAGATTCTAATTTACTTTTATATGATTCAATAATTTTATTAGGAAAATTTAAATATGCTGGCAAATTTACTAAATATTTTGAAGATTGAACAATATAATTTTTCATAAAATTATAAACATCAATTTCAGATGAAAAGTTATTAAATAAAGTTTCAATTTGTAATTGATATTCTAAAATATTTTTTGAATTCAACATCCATGAAAATAATTCATTAAATTTATTTATTTCAGTTTTACAATATATTTTATTATGATATTTTTTCCATAAGTTATGTTTATTTATTTCTTTTTCATCGAAAGGGTTATCTTTTGATTTTATAAATTTAATAATTATATTTTTGATAATTTCAATAATATCAGCAACATTATTCTTTGGATATAAATATTGATTTTTTCCATTAAAATATTTGTTAACTTCATCTGGAAGATCAAATGAATTAATAATATTTTCAAAATTATCATACATTCTAGAATATTCTTTTTTCAAATCAATATCATTTAATAAATATTTCTTGTTTTTTTCATATTGTTGTATATGTCTTTTTAATTCTGATTTTTTTTCATCAAAATATTTTTCTAAATCATTAACTTTTCCCATTTCCATAAAATAACAAGCGGTTGTAATTCCAATTTGATCTCTAATATCTGATATATTCATTAGTTCATTATTATTAATATATTTATTTAAGGGAATCATTTGAATATCTTTATCAATTTCTTTTTTAAGACATTGAATATTTTTAAATAATCCATTCTCTAATTTATTTTGATCATAGCCAACATATTCAAAAATTTTATAGGCATCACAGTTATTATTTTTAATATTTGGATTATGTAATACTTCTATATTTGGATTATTACTAAACACATATTTTTTTATTTCATGTGACACCAAATTATATATTTGTAATGCATTAGCTAATGGTTTAATTTTATTATTATTAATAGTGTCTTTAATATGTGCATCAATGATTTTATATTCTAAATCATAATCTTCATATTTAATTAAATTATAAATAATGTCGTTATTTCCTTCTTTTTGATATTCCATTTCATATATTATATTTGTATATGTTTCTATATTTTCCTCTAATACTTTTACTTTTTCATCAATCAATTTAAATATTTCATCAGCATCTTTTTCAGTAAATTTTTCATTTGATGGTTTATTTGATTTCCATTTGATATTATAAATACCATTGAGAAGATCAGAAATCTCCTTAATTGTAAATGATTTATAATGGATATCTATTTTTGGTAATTTTATTCTTAAAAATAATCTATGTAAAAGGTCACCATAATGTTCTATTTTACAATATCCTTCTTTATCAAAATCTAATTTATTTGTAAATGTTAGCACTGATTCATCTTTGGAAAAATTAGTATGCCTTCTATATACCGTTTTAAAAAAAGTTATTGTGGGATTAGTAGTTAAATATGTATCCTCAACACCTTTTGCTACTAATTGTAAGATACCTCCCGTCATCTACTATTATAATTACAAAATATAATAATTATAATAACCTTATTCGAATTTTTTATTTATGATTTGTAGAAAAATTATAATTTTAGAAACCTATAGTAAAAAATAACAATATTACCAAACATCATATTTTAAAGACTCTATCATAATGGCTTTTTGATCTGTCGAATGTCTAAATGAATTCCATAATGATTGTATACAGATTAAAATTATTATTAATGATTATTGTTTTCAAAAATAAAATATTGGTATATAAATATATAATAAATGGATTCGTCAACTGTAAAAAAAACAGTTTCAGATCTTGTAAACCAACATTTACCAGCAGTACAGGCAAAAGTAAATGAAACAGTAACTAATTTATTCAACCAACATGTGACGACACATCCTGTATATCAAACTCTAACGGGATCACAAACACGTAAACGCGGTGGCGGCGGTGGTGGTCATGGCGGTGGCGGTGGCGGTGGTGGTCATGGCGGTGGCGGTGGC